TCTTCGCCCTTGAACGGATGCATGGTCCAACCGCTCTCGTCCCACATGATGAACGTCCGATCGTTGTCGTACTGCTCCATCGCCCACCGGAGCAGGATCGCGGCGGTCGCTTCATCTTCCAGATCGATGAGTGGATGGTCGGGACCTTTCTGTCGAGGACGGCCCAGATCGATGCGCCCCCAGAACGGACCGGTCCCGTCCTTGTCGAAGTAGCCGAACGAGCATCCCGCCACCCATCGCCAACGCGGGTGTGCGACGAGACGGCGGGCGAGCTCGGTCTGTTCCGGCGTCATGGCGACCTCCCCCACTTCCGTTCGCGACCGTTCCACACGACGTCTTCCAGTTCCTTGAGGTCCTTGTCGATCTCGCCTTCGTACTGGTCGTCTGGGACACGCTGGTTGCGGTGCCATGCCCAGCGCTCGACGATCTCGATGATCGTCTGGCGGCGTTTCCGCTCGGACATCGGCTTGGGCTGCTCGGCAATCGGGTTCCAGCGACGTGCCATCACGCCCTCCCCCTACCACGCTCCACCGCGCGGGCGCCGGCCTTGGTCACGGCTTACGCCCCTTCGGCCTTGCCGTGTGCGTCCACTCCATGCGAGATGTGACTTCCAGTTCGGTCACGCTGTCGTCGCGAGTGTCCCGGACCACGACGTGAGAGCGCTCGTCGCCATCGTGCGTCTGGTAAACAAACAGGACCGCCGCCTGCTCTGCGCTGGAGGCGGTGACGATCGTCTCATCGCCATCTTCGATCTCGTCGTACCAGCACTCGAAGACAGCCATCACCCACCCCCGCCCGTCTCGGGCTCTGTCGCGCGGCCGTCTCCGGCGAGGAGGGCCGCGATCCGTGCGCGCATCTTGTCGTGGTCGCGCCCCGCGATGCCGAGCAGTGCCGGCGTCATGTCGCGCACGAAGTCTTCGAGAGCGCGCACCCGTGCGGCGAGCGCGTCGACCTCGGCGCGTGCTTCGTTCCGCTCACGGGAGATCCGTTCAATGAAGGCGAGCAGCTCGTCGTACTTGGCGTTGAGGCGTTCCGGCGTCATGTCCGCCCCGAGCGCTCGGTCCAGAACGTCCACCACACACCGACAACCCACCGAGGCGCACCCCATCGCTCGAAGCGCAGGGCCCAGCCCTTGATCCACACGAACTCGGCCCATGCTTTCTCGTGGCATGGGGCGCATAGGAGTGAGACGGTCATCGGGCCCTCGTCGGTCGGCAGGATGGACGGCGCCGTGGGCGCACCGCACTGGGCGCAGTCGGGTGCTGAGATGGAACAGGCGCTCATCGGCCACCGCCCGCGCGCTCGGCGTCTTCGACCGCCAACAGCCAAGACTCTTCGGCGCGCTTGAGCATGACCGCGCACTCCGCGAGCGAGTCACCTTCTGCGAGACAGCCGGGACGTTGCGGGATGCGTCCACTGAGCCGGCCGTCGGCCTCGGCCGTGATGATGTACTCGACACCATCGCGGATCGTGCCGCCCTGCGCGGGCGCGGCCCCTTTGGCCTTCGCGTAGGCTTCCAGCGCTTCGAGCTTCGCCCACTGTTCAGGGCTCACCGCGGGCGCGGCTGGCCTTTGGGTAGAGCTTGGCGAGCTTTGGGTAGAGCCGCCCGGCTCTTTGGGTAGAGCTTGGGACGCGGGCGCGGCCGGCTCGCTCGTGTCGTATGGCTTCCAGTAGGTGTCGGCTGGCTCGCGGGAGGCGCGGTCCTTCGCCAGCCGTTCGTGCTGTTGCCGCGTACACCAGTCGGCCACATCCCGTAGAGCCGTTCGGTAGCCGGCCGCCATGCGGTCCACGTCGCGGGCCTCAGCCGCCGCGCGCTCGTTCGCGGAGAGCGGGGCGCCCATGCCGGACGGCTCTCGGGGCGGGTCGGTGTGGACCTTCCAGCACTTGAACCCGCCGCACAGCGAGCACCACACGGGCTGGGCCTGCGCGCTCTCCGTGCTCGGCGGGGCGGGGGGCGTCTGCCAGATGGGGCGCGGCGGGATGTGCTCCCCCCACGCTTTCAGTGCGTCGAGTTCCTTGCGGTGCGCCTGATCCCACGGCGTCGGCGTGATCGAGCTACTCGACAGGCGTAGCGACTTCGTGTGTACGTGGGCCTCCAAGTACGCCAGCGCCAACGGGTGCAGGCTGGGCGCCGAGTCGCGGGCGCGGAGTCTGCGGGCGGCTTCGTGTGCGTAACGGTCGAGAAGCTGGTCGGCGCTGGCGTACAGTTGCAGCCGTGCGGAAAGCTCCTCATCTGTGAGGCGTGACAGCTCGGGGGCGCTCACAACGCTGACGGCCCCGACGCGGAGCCGACGGTCGTACTCGCTGAAAATGGCGAAGAGCGCCGGATCGTCGAGGCTGTCGCGCATGTTCCACTGGGCGAACAGTTGCACCGCCGTGAGTGTCGACAGATCGGTGGCGTTCACTTCTTCACCTCCGGGCCGGCGGCGGGGGGCGGCGGGATGAGGGCGCGGAAGCGCTCGATCAGTTTGCGGAGCGCCACGATCGCCTCATGGTCGGCAGGCCAGCCGTCAGTCACGAATCGCTGACGAAGGAAATCGTTGTACGCCTTGACGTCAAGGATGCACTCCTCGATCGTGTCCATGCGAGCGGTCGCGAGAGAAGCGATGGCCGTGTCGCGCTCGGCCTCGGCGCGGTTTCGGTCACGCTTCGCCATGTCGCACTCGACCGCCAACTGGTTGGCTTCGAGGCTCTTCGCGTCGAGGGCGGCGCGCAGGGCGTCCCGTTCCGCCGTGAGGCGATCGAGGCTCTGGCCGTCGTAGAGGTCGACGATCACGTCCTCCATCTCCATGCCGGCGAAGCGTGGCAGGCGCATGATCTCGTTCAGGCGGGCCAGAACGCTCATCGCCCCGCCTTTCGCGCGGGCGCTTGCGCTCGAAGCGCAATCCACGCCGCGGCTTCGGTCAGCCACGCGGCCAACCGCACGGCCTCGTCGGACGTCACGCCCGGCGACCAGAGGAAGATCGCGTGTCTGTCGATGCCGTCGAAGATGTTGGCGATGACGTAGCCGCGCACCTTGAAGTCGCGCGGCTTGCGAGGGGCGCGCGGCTTGCGCCGTTTCGTCTGAGCCTTCACGCCCACACCCCGAGCACCGGCCCCACCGCGAGCCACGCCGAGAGCAGGCCACCACCGAGAGCGGCGAGCAAACCGAACGGGATGTCATCGCCACCGCCGCCCTCGTAGCTGTCCGAGGTATCGTCATCGCTGTCGCCGCCGTCCTCCTCGATCCGGTGGTAGACACGCTCGGCCTGGGCCACTTCATGCGCCTCGTCCTCGACGCGGGCTGACCGCATCTTGAACTCCCACACCTTCTTGTCGGCCCCACCACCCGCGGACTTCTCGTCTTTGATGTATGTGATCTTCACGACGTCGCCGACGTTCAGGGCCCCGAGCGCCTTCTTGGCTTCGATCCACGACCCAAACTTGTGGCCGTTCAGGTAGAGCCTGACCTCGGACCCGAGCTCTGGCGTCTCGTCCTTGCGTGCCTCCTTCGGGCCCGTTGTGATGACACCGGTTCCACCCATGAACATGCCTGTGATGACCAGTTCCTTGCGTGGGTTGCCGTCGTCCTTGAGCTTCGGCTTTCTGGTCCCGAACTCCAACAGATCCCGGACCTGTTGGTGACAGAGCCGGATGATCGCGTGGTCCCCCTTGTTCTTGAGCTTCAATCCTGGCGCGGAGTTACCGCCGCCTTGGTCGAGTGCGATTGGCATTGTGCCTCCTGTGACGTGTTGTCTCTGATGGCGTTCAATGTGTCCGCATCCCCGGACACTGGGATTGGTTCTTGCTCATTCCTCCAAGCCTCAGCCCGGAGCGCCTGGTCGATCGCCTCACGCCCGAACTGCTCCACGAGCTCGATGGCCGCGTGGAGCTGATGCCGCTCGAGCAGGTCGAGGATCGCCCTGAACGCTGTGGCGGCTCCGAACTCCTGGCCCACGACTGCGATTCTGCCGAGGGCTGTAGTGAAGGCGTGATCGCTCATGGCTCGAAGCCCCAGCGCGCGCTCTCGACCTTGGCCTTGGCGTCTTCGAGGTAGTCGTAAGGCCCACCGAGGGCGGCGTACGGGTCGCGGGCGAAGCAGTAGAAGGCGCCCGAGACTTCGAGGATCCCGTACTTGGTATCCGTCGAGACCCACATCCCGCTCTGACGCTCGACCCAGCGCGTGCCCTTGGGCCTTGTGAGCTTTGCCGTCGTGCCGGTTGTCATCGTGTGGTCCGTTCCAAGGCGAGGGCGTGAGCATCGACGTAGACCCAGGTGCAGACGCCCATCGAGGCCACCAACAGCGCGAAGAGAACGAACCGCGTCATGGCTTCGGCCTGGCCCGACACGCTGACAGGTGCTGGTCGGCGACCAGGCCGCACCACTCGCAGGGTTCCAGCTCCTCGGTGGGCGGTCGGGCTGGGTCCTTGAACTCTTGGCCGTCCATCGTGAGGCCGCAGAAGCCCATCCCGGAGTCCTCGTCGAACTCGTCCGCCACCTGCCTTGGCACCCAGGCGGCACACCGAGAGCCGATGCACGGTAGGCCGGTGAGCTCGATGGTCGAGCCACTGTAGTGACGCTCCAGGGTCTTGTGACACAGGGGCGTGGTCACCACGGCTTCCGCTTCGGCGGCTCGCCAGGCTCGATGACCAGAGGCGGGATGGGCTCGTCGCTCACGCTCGGGATGTCGACAGTGACCGAAGTGACGTCGTCGTTGTCCTCGGCCTGGTCGGGGACGGGTAGGTCTTGCGGGTTCATTCGGCAGCCTCGGCGTCAGGGATGAAGGTGTCGTCGCGGTCGCGGTCCTCTTGCGCCTGGGCGCGCGCTTCGCCCTCGGCGAGCTCGCGGTCCTCGTCGGACTCGTCCGGGTCGAACTCGTCGGGCAAGGGCTCACCGAAGCCGGCGAGCACCATCTCCCGCGCGTGTCGGTAGCTGTAGCCGCCGTCCTCGATGAGACTCGCGACCTGCCGCTGCTCGTACTTCGAGAGACGCCGGCTCATGGTTTCCCCCACTGGCACGCGCACTTGACGTTCTCGACGATGACCCCGAACCCGTGGCCATACGGGTGGGTCTCGTAGGGGATGGTCCCTCGGTCTTCGCAGATGGGGCAGGAAGGCTCCTCGCCCTTCACTGAGGCCGGGACGGTCTCGAGGTAGGCCTGGGCCTGGGCGACCAGCTCAGCCCAGCGGGACGGGGGCGTGGGCGGCTCGCCTCGGCACTCGTCGCACGAGCAGTCGATCCGGTGGTTGTTGTAGGGGGGCGGCTGGTCGTTCGCGGGGTCGTCCCGGTCCCACCAGACGCTCACAGGGCACCAGCCAGCCACACAAGGGCGGACACGAGCACGCAGCCGGCCAGCACGCCAGCCACGGCCACGCCGAGGGCCTGGGCCACTGGGCGGGGCGTGAGCGGGAGGCGAACGCTGATGCCGAGGAAGTCGAAGGCGAGAACCTGGGGGGTCACGCGGTCACCATGTCGACCACGCCAAACCCGGCGCCGTAAGGGCTACAGAGGTCCTGCTCCTGGTCCTCGAATAGCCGCGCTTCCGTCTCGAGCGCGTCGAAGACTTCGGCCACGATGGCCTCGAGGTCGTAGGGGTCGGCCCATTCCGAGCAGTCGCAGATGAAGAGGTCGAACTGGTGAGCGGTCATGACGTGAACCCCGTGAGACTCTCTCAAGTTAGTCTCACTCACAGGGTCAGGTCAAGTCACGCTCACGGGTCCAAATGTCAAATCTTGAGCCTCACTCCAATCCGGGCCCCTGAATGCCTTCCGGCCTTGTCCGGATTCCCAGAATCGTGCCACATTGTGACGCGATGGCGTGGAGGAACGGTCGATGGGACGGGTGGTTCTCTTCCCCGATGGCGGGGCGTGCGTTGACTCGGCCGAACTCGTGGCCCACCGGTGCAACCTGGCCGCCCGCATCTGCGACCTCAGCCTAGACCAGCTCGCAGTCGTCGAGGCGTGTCTCAGCTTCGTAGAGAGGACCGCTGACCCCGCCCTCCTCCAGACGTTTCTGGCGATGGCTGGAGAGCACACGAGGCTTAGAGCCAGCCGGCCAGATGTGGCCTACCTCGAGGTGGTCAGTGACGCCCTCGACCGCCTCGGCCGGCTCCTGTAGTCGTGGGCTCGTCGTCCACCTCGGCCGTTGAAGCCTCGCCGGCCGGGCGTTGGGCCTCGGCCCGCTTGAGGATCTCGGCCGTCTTGATTGCTTGCCGGAGTAGCTTCCGCGCATCGGGGGAGGCCCAGGGGAGCACGTCGATCAACCGTTGAATCAAGGCGGCTTCCGCTTTCGGGACCACCTCGAGCACGAGGGACGCGTCGATGGCCTCACAGTACATCTCGAGATTGTGGATGCGGACGCGCGTGGTGCCAGTCTCGAAGAACGAGATCGCCGAGGCGGTCTTCTTCACGAGAGCGCCGACCTCATCCTGGCTCAAGCCGGCCTCGACTCGGAGTGCTCGGAACCGTGTCCTGATCCGTTCCCAGTCCACCGCTCCCGTGTACACCAGAGTCAGCATGAGTGAATCTTGACGACAGGGGTGGACTCGATATACGGTGAGTAAGGCTCATGTTCGCACCGAAGCCACTCTCCGAGATCGTCCAGACCGCCGCCAGGGCGAAGGACTGCCCGGACTCCGAGGCGCTTTGGACCGCACTCGAAAAGGCTGGGTTCCACTTCACGCTTGCCGCGGTTCACTCCTGGTGGATCGGCCGGTACGCACCGCAACGTGAAGCGGCCTCGGGCCTTGCGGACTTCTTCGGCTTCGACGCCGGGGACCGGCTCGCCCTCTACGAGGCCAGGCCCGACTACTTCGTGAAGAGCCCCGGCGCGCCACGTAGACGTAAGCGGGCTCGAGCCGCGTAGCCCCTTCGACCTTCCGCCCAGTCCACCCACCTATTTCCCCACCCACAGGCGTCCATGCTTTCCCGAAGTCGGCCGACCGTCTGTGACATTCGTGCGCGCCAACCTGCGCTATTGACAATCCAAGAGGTTATTCACAGGGGGATGGCCCGGTGACCTCCCGCACCCCCACCCGAGCCCAGCTCGGTCAGGCCGCCGTCTTCTCGCCCGAGGAGGCAGCCGAGCTGCTCCCCTGGCGCGACGCTGTAGGCCGCGCCTGGCTTCGACGGAAGGGGCTCGTCCGCGAGGAGATGATGGAGGGCGGCGAGGTGGCCGAGTACGTCCTCTGGGACGAGGTACTCCGGGCCCTTCGCGCCGAGCACGGTGCGGAACGAACGGCACGCCTTCCGGCTACCCTCGACGGGCTCAAGAGGAGAGCCCTATGACCCAGCGCCCCAAGACCCTCAGCCTCCCACCCTTTCGGGCTGTACCCAAGCGCTACTCGGAGGCCCAGGGCTGGTACTGGCAGATCGTCTACCAGGGCCGGAAGGGCGAGACCGCATGGAGTGGCTACGGCACGGAGGAGGCGATCGCCTCCGTCCTCGCCGAGCTTCGCGTCGGACTCGACCGACCCGAAGGTGGCGTGGTCATCAAGACCGTAGCCGACCTCCTCGAGTACTGGGTGGGCTCGAGCGTGGAGCTCCGAGGCGAGACCGGGGCCCTCGCCAAGTCCTCGGTCACCTCCTACACGCAATGGGCTCGCACGCTCAAGCGGCACCTGGGCTCCGTCGACCTCCTGGCCCTCGACCAGCGGATCCTCGACCAGTACGACCTCGACCGCGTACGCGAGGGGGGCGACAAGGCTCGGAACACCATCTTCCAGGAGCGCGTGGCACTGAAGGCCGCATGGCGATGGGGTCAGTCCCGGAACGTCTGCCCGAACCGAGCACTCCCGAGGACGACGATCAAGAAGCGCGAGTCCGATCGGCACATCCCCACGCGGAAGGAGGTGGCGCTGGTCCTCGACGCCATGGGGGAGTGCTGGCAGCGGGAAGCGCTCCGGCTCCAGTTCGCGACCGGTGCGCGCATCGGCGAGATCGTCTCGCTCCGGGTTCAGGACGTCGACCTCGACGCCGGGATCGTCCGGATCTGGAAGTCGAAGACCGGCAAGCGGGAAGTCCCTCTGGCTCCCGTGGCCGTCCGTGCTCTCCGTCAGTGGATCACCTCGACGGGCCGGGGGCAGGCCGAGCCTGGACGCACGCTCTTCCTCGACGAGCCCCCGACCCATCCGGCCGCCTGGTGTCGGGACCGGATCCTCCGAGCCTGCGAGGCCACAGGCGTCACGTCCTGGACGACTCACGGCCTCCGCTACCGGGCCGTCATGGACATGATGGATGCCGGGATCGACCCGAAGACCGTCTCGGAGATCACGGGCCATAGCGTCGAGACCATGCTGGGTGTGTACCGGAAGGTGACCGGGCACTCGAAGCGCGCCGCCATCCACCTTGCCCGCCTCGGCTACCTGCCCGAAGGCGAGGACGTGATCCAGTTCCCTAAGGAGAAGTGATGTCCGACAAGTACCAGATCCTTTCCGCGCGGGTTCGCATGCAGCCAAACGAGTACGGAGGTGAGCGATCACTCGTGGTCGAGGCCGACCACGTGATGAGCGGCGAGGCCAAGTTTGCCTGTGACCTCGTGGAGCGGTGGGGCATGGTCGCCGGACAGCCGGACGGGGAGGACAGCGCGGGCCGGGCCAAGATCCGGCTGGCTACCGCGGAGGAGCTGGTCGACCGCGCCGTGGACGTCACGGCCAAGCTCTTCCAACGGTTCAAGGACGACGGCTGGTTGATCGAGGTCGCGTACCCGCCAGCCGAAGTCGTGTCGAAGACCGCATGATCACTCGGTGGGTACGCCTCTCGGTACAGATCGCTACGATGCTGTGCCCGTGCGGCTCGTATAGAACCAGGAGTTCTTACAGACGTAGAGCCAGTGCGGATCTGTACCCACCGAGCGTAGTCAGGAAGCGGCCCAATCAGGCCCCAGTGGGTACAGCGTGAGGTTCACCGAGCAGGACGCCGAGTCCGTCGAGACAGCACGGGAACGGCTTCGACGTCTGAGCCCGGAGCCTCTTCCATTGTTCGGGAGGTCGGCGTGATCCGCCTCGCCTTCGTCGTCCTCGGCGAGCCCGTAGGCAAGGGTCGGCCCCGCTTCAACGGCACGACCGGACGCGCCTACACACCGAAAGCGACCAGCGAATACGAGCACGACATCTGCGACCGGGCCGCCTACGCGGCGGTCAGTCAGCAATGGCCGCGTGCCTTCGACGCGCCCTGTCGGGTCGTGATCGATGCCATCTTTCAGCGGCCGAAGAACCGCTACCGGAAGGCTGACCCGGTGGGCCGCATGCCGCGCGAAAGCGGCCGTATCGACTGCGACAACTGCGGAAAGATCGTGCTCGATGCGCTCCAGAAGGCGGGCGTGTTCCGAAACGACTCGTGTGTTGTCGACCTTCACGTCCGGCTCTGGTGGGCAGCGGTCGACGAGACGCCATGCGTGGAGATCGAGGTCACCACGCTCGAGGCTGAGGGCGAGGTGGCGGCATGAGCGGCTGGTTCGCCGCCGACGCTGGCACATGGGAGGTCGTAGTCGAGCAGATGCAGGCACACGGCCCGCTGTCGGAGGAGATGGCCGGGCTCGACCTCCGGCACTTCGAGAACCTTGTACGGGCAGGGGCGCGCCCCTTCCCGTCTCGTCGCGAGCTCCAGAAGCGATGGGGCTGGACCGAGCGCGAAGTGCGTACCGTGCTTTGCCGAGACGACTGGCACGATCCCAACCATCCCGTGTCGAGGGAGGAGCTCCTTGACCGGAAGGGGGGTCGCTTCAGTGTGACGAAACGTCCCGGTGAGGGTCCCGGTGACCGTCCAGCCAATGTCCCGGTGACCGTCCCGGTGGAGAACGGACCAACCTACACAATCGACGTATCCACGTCCAGCCAATGTCCCGGTGACCGTCCCGGTGAGGGTCCCGGTGACCGTCCACACGCGCGTTCTATACTAGAACCAGAGAACCAAGGAACCAGGAACCAGCTAGAGCGCACGCGCGCGGACTCGCTCCCGGCACAGGCTCGACCCCGAACCTTGGTCTCGTCCATCTGGGAAGCCATCCAACGGCTCTACGTCGACTCGGGACACGGCAACGTCGCCCTCGACCTCGACAGCTCGGGCCGACGCCAAGCCCTGGATGCCTGCCTTCGGAAGCTCCACAGGGATCCCCTCGTGGCTGCTCGAGCGCTCATCAAGGTGCTCGCATTCTGGCTCTACGGGCCGAATGACTGGTACCGCGAACACCTCCACGGATCCGAGCTCATCGCCGCCCTCCTGAGGCCCACGAAGATCGGGGAGAACCACACGAAAGCCGAGTCTTGGGACTGGGATGGCGAGGTCCATGAACGAGCTGGACCGACCACGGGTGCCCGCAAGGAATCCAATTTCGCTCGGCAGCTTCGTGAACTTGAACGTGAGTGGGAGGAACCAAGTGGCATCTCGGCAGGGGATCTCGAAGGCCCTGAAGCATCTCCGAGCCTCAGGTTGCTACAACAGCCACCTCGAGGATGAGGGCTCCTTGCGCATCCTGATCGATGATTGGTTCTCGTCGTTCCTCGACTTGACCGATGCGCAACTGACCCTCGCCTGTGCCCTCTGGCTCGAAGGCGAGGATGGCCGCAAGTGGCCCACCAAGTACGACCTCAGGGAGAGCATCAAGGTCGCCAACGCCCACACCACCAAGGCCTTCGAGGGCTGCCCTGCATGCGACATGACCGGCTGGCGTGAGCTCATCCGGATCGACCCATCGGGCAAGCGGGAACGGCACGTAGCCCCCTGCTCCTGCCCCAAAGGCTACCACTTCAGCCACCCGCCACCCGTGCCAGCGAACTACACAGGGCCCAAGTGGCCACCCCCTGAGCCTTGGGACGTGGTGGTCCAGAGGTGGGAAGCCAAGCGCTATCAGGTACTCATCGCCTCCGAGGACGAGCCCCACTTCGACCTCGAGAGCCTCGATACCAGCGAGGCCACGAGGGACAGGCTCATCGAGGCGCGCAAGCACACGAAGGAGCTCGAGGCAATGGTGGCCAAGCTCGTAGACAAGTTCCGGATGGACGCCCCATGACCCGCCGTACCCCGACCCAGCGTCAGGGCGAGAGGCGGGAGGCGTGATGCTCGAAGCCATTGGCCGCAAGGTGGTCGAGAACCTGATGCGTCGTCTGCGCGACTGGGACGTGAACGGCAATGTCCAGTCGCCTGAGCTCACGGCGCTACTCGACGAGTGCTGGATGGTCCTCTCGGCCATCGACCGGGCCGAGCATGGCGAGACGTCAGAGGCGGAACGGCAAGCGATCGATGCCTTGCGACGGGAGACCTGAGGATGCCCTACAATCGCTCCAAGCCTTGGGCGTCCTGCCCCCAGGGTCATGGGTCCGGGGCCCGTGGGGGAGCCGTGGGGGCAGGCGCAAGGCCCATCAGGCGTGAGGCTGTGAGGGTGTGCCCGAGGCCCATAGGCCGGGACGTGACCACCTCGATCTTTTCGCGCGAACAGTGCCAGAAAACCCGATCTGCTACGATTGCAGAGGGGGTTTCGTAGCATGTCGAACAAGGGAGGCCGTCCGCGTCAACAGAAACGCCGGCCCTCCATCGCCACGGCCGATCTCGACTCGAAGCCGAAGCTCGAGTGGCTCCAGCTCCAGCTACGCGAGACGCGGAAGGCCACGAAGGCCGCCTGGGAAGACCGGTCCTGGGTGGCCGTCCAACAGCTCAAGCGTCAAGAGCGGGAGATCTACGACGCCATCGCACTGGCCAAGGCCGCGAAAGAGGTCCGGGATCCCGACGAAGGCCTCACGGAAGACCAGGCACTGCACCAGATCATCCTGCCGGCGATCCGATCCTTCGGCCGTCCACTCGTCGAGGAGGTCTACCGGGTCTGTCTCGAGGCGCTCGGCATGCACGACCAGGACGGTGAAGGCGAGACCGCCAACTGATGGACAAACGATACGGCGAGCTATGGTGGAAAGTGAGCGACCAACCGATCAAGGCCCCGTGGGCCGACCTGCGCGACCTCGCCACCGTCGCTCGTCCTGACGGCGTGCTCACCAACGTGCCAGGCGCGCGCATCCGGGCCTGGTGGTCGGACGTTGAGCACATCATGCGAGAACGAGACGCGCTCCGGATCGAGGTGGACCATCTGCGCGCCGAGATGGACGCCCAGCGGGCGAGGGCCAACCGATACCTTGACGTCGTATACGGCAAGACTCCGAAGGAGACCCCATGACCGAAACGGAACAGGCATACCTGGCCGCCGCGGTTGGCTTGCATCTACCAGCAGTCGAGCTCATCGACCAGATCGACCAGTACGGCGAACCATCGCTCAGCACACGGGACGATCTGGAAGAGGCCATCGCCAGGTTCGAGAAGGCTCGCGCCGCTGTGATCGATGAAGCCTGGGCACAGGTGCAGACCGAAACGCCTGGGACAAAGGAATGACATGGACCCCACCCGCCGGTTCTTCCTTGGCGGACTCGCAACCCTAATGGTGACCACCCAGGCTATCCGCGCCTTCCGGACACTCGGCCTTCGGTCTCGAGCCGACCCGCTCAACCACTGGCGACCGACCCCACCTGTCAAAGACTGGATGCGGGACACGGGCCGCTACAAGGGGCTACGCGGACCCAACCAATCCGGGAAAACTGAGGGAGGAGCGGCAGAACTTCTACATCGTATGCGAGGCACCCACCCCTTTGCAAGGACCCACGCCCCGCCGATCGATTGCTGGGTGGTCTGCTCGAGCTGGTCCCAGTCGCTCATCATCCAGCGGAAGATCCATGCCCTCATCCCGAAGGAGGAGCTCGACCCCACCGTCAAGTTCTCTACCAAGAATGGGTTCAGTGGCCGGTGGTTCGCGCTCCGGAACGGCTCGACCTGTACGATCGTGACGGCACAACAGGACACGATCGATCTGGCCTCGGCGACCCTCCACTACGTCTGGTGCGACGAGCCCCCGCCGGAAGCCATCTGGTCCGAGCTCGTGGCCCGTGTCACCGCCATGCGCGGGACGATCGCCATCACCTACACGCCCATCGGGCGGCCGGTCGATTGGCTGAAGGAGAAGTGCGAAGCCGGCGAGATCAGCGACCACCACTACACGCTCACGGTCGAGAACTGCACCCCCGTGGGCGGGATGGCCTTCCGCTCGAGGAAGGCGATCGATGAGTTCCGGCAATCGTGTCTGGCCATCGAGCGGGCCCAACGCTGTGACGCCGCCTGGGAGGGCGTGGCCGGGGAGCGGATCCTCGAGGCCTTCGACGAGCACCTGATCCGGGACGACTGCCCGCCGGGGCTCACGGTCGAGTTCGCGGTGGGCATCGACCACGGCGCCAAGGCGGGCCGTCAGTCGGCGGTCCTCGCGGCGTGTGCCGTCATCAACGGCAAGCCCCGGCTCTGGCTCCTCGATGAGGCCTATAGCGACGGCCGGACCGGGACCGAGGAGGACGCCCGGAACATCCTCCACATGCTGAGCCGCAACGGCCTCACCCTCCAGAACGTGGACTACTGGCGAGGGGACCGGCCGCACTCGGGCGACTGGCGCGGGAACCAGAAGTCGAACCGCGACATCAAACGTGCTTTCGCCACCATCCTCGGCATCTCGGCCGAGCGGCTACCGCAAGCGCTTCAGCGCATCTCGGTCCCGAAGAAGTGGGCGGGGTCCGTGGCCTACGGCTGCCGGCTCCTGAACAAACTCATGGCCGAGGATCGGTGTACGGTGAGCCCCAAGGCGGTGGGCGTGATCGAAGCCTTCAAGGGCTGGGAGGGGGCGCTCCAGGATCCGCTCAAGGACCGGGTGGACGCAGCCCGCTACGCGGCCGAGTGTCTCGTGGACGCGCGGCTCGTGTGGGGATCCGGGCATACTTTCGCCCTGAACGCGGCTTAGAGGATCACATGCCCAACATCGACGAGATGCTCACACTGAGCGGCACGGGTCTGTCGCTCCGGATGGGCGGCACGCTCCCACCGACCTGGAGCTTGACCCTGGACGCCGAGGTCATCGCCGACCTGATGAGAAACGGCGGCAGCCTGGAGTGGAAGAACCAGGACACCGGTCGCGTGGCCCTCCGCATGACGGTGGACCTGGCGGGAGCAGAAGTCACCTTCTGGTCAGACACCGGAGCCATAAGCGCTGAACCCTGAAAGTCCCTGGCTATCGACACGGCAACAGTGATAGGCTGCGCGCACACCTGTCGCCGCTGCCCTCGAGCTCGCAACTCGGACCTGCCTCGGTAGGTTGAATCGCGTGAAGGGCAAGCCGGAAGTCACCTTGGCTTGGGAGCCCCGTCTCGACCACGAGCCAACGCCCAAGGACTACGCCGAGCGGATGCGCTGGGAGGAGACGCGGCTGCGGGCCCGCATCCTCGAAGAAACCCACCGCCAAGATCTGATCGACCGGCAGATCTCCCAGTACGGCGCGCCACGCGCCAAGATCATCGGCGAGCCTGACCGCTCGGTCAACTTCCTCAAGGGCACGTGCCGACAGCTCTCGGTCCTCTACATCGACCGCGGATCGATGTCCCACCCGGACGGCCCACTCCCCGAGCTCCTGGGCGAAGACGTCCCAGACCCCACGGCAGACGGCCAGACGATCCGGCGGCCGGGCTTCATCGAGAAGGCGGGTTTCTGGTCCATCATGTCTCGCGTTCAGCTCTGGACGCTCGGCCTGAATGAGATGCTCCTCCACCCGTGCGTGGTCGACGCCGACACCACGCCGCGGGTGGTCTACCGCGTGGTCGAGCCATCATGCGTCACGGCCATCGCCGACTACGAGGATCCCACCCGGCCGGTCGCTCTCCGCTGGCTCACGAAGCGCCGGGATCCTGTGACCGGCAAGATGGGCTGGTGCTGGGACGAGTGGGACATCCAGGACCCAGAGAACCCGAGCTACCGGATCGTGGCCGCCGAAGCGACTGGGGACGACGGTGACGACGTGACCGATCGGTTCCTACCGGACGGGACCTCGAGGGCCAACGTCTACGACCAGTGGCGGAAGGCGGACGGGACCCCGGTGCTCCCGTGGGTCATCTACCACAAGCAATGGCCGGACCGGCTCTGGGACCCGAACGACTCCCACGCCGCGGTCGAGGGGACGCTCCGGCTCTCGATCGATTGGGCTTACGCCGACCACTGTTTCCACGATGCCGCCCATCCACAGCGCTGGACGATCGGCTGCCGCGTGCTCGCCGACACCGTGGCGCCGGCCGTGGGCTCCTCGCCCGCCGTGGGTCACTACATCAGCGACCCCACCCGGATCGTGGAGTTCTCGGTCGACGACAATGCGACCAACCCGCAAGTGGGCCAGTTCGATCCGGGCGCCGACGTCAAAGTGCTGGGCGAGTACCTGGCGGCGAGGACCGCACAGCTCGGCCAACAGATGGGCGTCGATGCGTCTGACCTCGTGAGGACCAGTGGCGACCCGCGGTCCGGCTACGCGCTGGCCATCAGCCAGGAAGCCAAGCGCCAGGCACAGGTGACCTATAAACCCCAGTTCGAACGCTCCGACCAGGAGACCATCGCGCTGACGGCGATCCTCCTCAACCGGGCCACGGGCTCGAGCTTCCCGGAAAGCGACTACTCGATCCGCTACGCCGACGTCTCCGCTCCTTCGGCCCTGTCCTCAGGCGCCGAGTCCGACCCCACCGCATCGAAGCCCGAGCCCGCCCCCAAGGCTCAACCGATGCAGAGTCCCGCCCAAGCCAAGTAGCAGGAGGATCACCCACCCATGGCCTACGACTGTCCGCACTGTCAGAAGGCGATCCCCGATGCGATCCCCAAGGAACGTTTCGACGAGATCTACAACGAGCGGAAGACGCTGAAGACCCAGCTCGATGAGGTCCAGAAGAACGGCAAGTCGGCGGACGCGTTGGCTCTCGCCCTCCAGGCGCGGGAGAAAGAGCTCGCCGACACGCGGCTCGGCTACTCGCTCGACCTCACCATGCGGGACGCCAAGATCGAGGACGAGGCCACCCGCACGTCCATCCGTGACGTCATGGAGTGGCAATACAGCCGACTGCCGGAAGCCGACCGGCCCCCGCTCCAGGACATCGCCAAGACGTGGCTCACGGAACCCGACAAGGCCCCGCTACCCGTCCGGAGCCTCATCCCCAAGGCCGCGGCCCCCGTAGCCACCCAGCAGGCCGCCTCGGCTGCCGACGCAGCCAAACCGAACGGCGCGGCCCCTCTTCGCCCTGGCTTCGCCCGGCACACGAACGGGCTCGAGGGCTCGGGGACCACGACGGCCTTTCAGCCCGGAAGCCTTCGGGCCAAGCTTGCCGCCGGGACCTTGACCCAAGCCGACATCGACGCAGCGGCCAACGCACTCAGCGGGAAGCAAACCGAGTAGTCTTGACGCGCCGAGGCCGCTCGGTGTACTGATAGGCACAGGCAATCTGAAAGCCCCCAGGATCGCATCCTGGACTCTCACCGAGTCGAACGCGGAAGGGGTCACGAAACCTTCTTCCCTTCACGGTGAGACAACGTGGCTCAGGAAATCCTCTACTCCGGTCTTGGCGATCAGCGCCTCACGGAGATCCTCGACTCCCAGATCCAGCTCATCCTCGCGGACCGCGGATCGTTCTTCAACCATCCCGCGATCGTGAACCTGGGCGACAAGTCCGGGCTCGGCTCGACGGCATCGAAGGTGCCACTCGTCGGCCTCGACGGCTACGACGTCATGGGCGCCATCAACGAAGGCTCGGCCACGTCGAACACGGCCTTCACGGACGCCTCGGCGGTCTGTACCGTGGCCCGTCAGGCGCTCCAGTACCAGATGAGCGACCTGGCCCGTGGAACCGACTCGCTCGGGATCACGAACCACCAGCGGTTCGCCCAGAGCCTCGTGGTCTCGGGGGCCATGCGCCTCCAGGACATGCTCGCGAACCTCGTGGACAACTTCGCCACGGTCGTGGGTACGACCACGGTCGACCTCACGCTCGACGACTACGTCGACGCGACCATCTCGCTCGACCTCCTGAGCGTGCCGGGTCCCTACCTGGCGATGCTCCATCCCCGCCAGTACGGCGATTTCCGGAACGCGCTCCTCAGCGCGGGTGGTGCGGTCCAGTGGATGGACGCCACGGCCCAGCAGCTCCAGCTCAACGGCCAGGGCTTCAAGGGTAGCTTCCTCGGCGTCGACATCGTCCAGTCCTCGAAGGTCCCGACCGCCAACGGTGGTGCGGACCGCGCGGGTGGGATGTTCGGCCGTGGGGCACTCGCCTACGCGACGCTGACGGTGCCGCCGGATCCGTTCGTCCCGGCGATCTACAGCGGGATGTTCATGATCGAGTTCGAGCGTGACGCAGCCTACGCGCTCTCGAAGATCGTCGGGAACATGTACGCGGGCGCGGTCGAGGTCGAAGATCTCCGCGGCGTGTCGATCATCACCGACGCCTGATTCCGGGGCCGGCGTCCCGGAGAGGGTCCGTTCCGTGATCCTTCTTCGGGCCGCCCTCCGGGGCGCTCGCCCTTTCTAACAAGGAGGATCACACCCAATGGCCGGAACCATCCAGGCCCCACCCGGTAGCTCCGGTGTTCTCCAGTCCCAGGCGACGCAGGCACCCGAGACGGCGGCCACGCTCCCGAACAAGCCGCCGGAGCCCGACTTCATCTACTTTGCGAATCCAGCCCGGTGGGATGTGTTCGCCTGGGAGGACGGCACGCAAGAGCTCCTCCCCGTGCTCTCGAAGCTCAAGCTCGAGGCTGGCGTGGGTGGCGTGACCGAGACCGGGGACTACGCCCTCGCGCGCGCTGCCAGGATGCGGAAGGGCGAGATCGAGATCCCCCGGAACTACGGGCCCGACGACTACGTCCAGCGGCTCAAGGTCCGAAACGGCTGGCTCTACCACGAGCGCTGGCGGACCTTCCTCCGGAACGGGTCCCAGGTCATCGAGCGGACAGACCCGGACGGCTTTCTAGGCTTCCTCCACGAAGTGGCGAAGACGCTCCCGGCCCCCATCCCCGAAGTGCTCGAGGGCCGGGAGGAACTCTACCGCGCGAAGCTTCAGCGCCAGGTCGAGGCCGCCGGGTCGAACCCGCTCAAGCTCGGCTCGGTCGAGCAGACACAAGCCAAGATCGAGACGCTGGCCGAGTTCAAGGAACAGCTCGAGCAGGGCAAGACCACCGTGGCGGCCAAGCCCGGCAAACAGACCCTCGCCCAGAAGATCAAGGCGATGGGCAAGTCGAAGAAGGCCGACCCGACTGAGGTTCCCGATGCCGAAGGGTGATCAGGGCGACATCAAGCGGGCCGAGGAGCAGACCTACGAGCGCTTCCGGAAGCACGGCGGATCTGATCCCGACTTCTCGAAGGCTCAGGCCGAACGGGCCCGCGATCGGTTGGAGCGGAAGCTCGACCAGGGGAAGGGCCCAGGCCAGGCGAAAGATTCCAGCAAGTAAGCAACTCCCGCCGGGAGACCGGCGGACTTTCAAAAGTCGGGAGTGTGAATGGGTCAGCCCTGGTATCCAGTCAACAAGAACCCCAGCGGGATCGCGGCGCCGAAGCTGCAAGTGAAGAAGAGCGCGAAGTCGCTCGCTACGAGCGTCCCCGCCTTCTTCAAGGTCTGCACCTCGGCGAGTGACACGCTCCTGGCTTCGGCCGGGGCCTCTGCCCACGTCGACTTCGCCCAGACCCTCGTGCTCGAGGCTGGGCTCCTGAACGCCGGATCGGTCGTCCGGATCCGCGGTTGCGTGAACGTGGCCGATGCGAGCGGGACCGACACCCTCGAGGTCAAGGTCTACATCGGCTCGACCACGCTCCTCACCACGACAGCCTTCGACCCAGACGGGACGACGGATATCGTGACCTTCGACTTCACGCTGGTCGCTCGAGCCAACGCCTCGGCCACAAGCTCGTGCATCGGCTTCGGAGCCTGGACGACGATCGACGGCTCCACGGTGGTCACCACCCCGGTCAAGATGGCCGCAACGAACCTGGCCACGGATGGCGCCTTGACCATCAAGGCCTCGGCCAAGTGGAGTTCGACCACGGCCAGCACGGCGGCGAACCTTCTGGCCTTCAACGTGGAGGTCGCACCGTAATGGCAACCAAGACGGGCGTAACCGGCAAGCTCAAGATCCTCGCGGAGATCTTCGACGACGACGCCGCGGGCGCAGGGGCCGAGAACTTCAACCTCGCCGGGGCCAACCACCTCATCGAAGCGTTGATCCCCTGGGCCACTGGGACGAGTGACGGCCAGATCAATCTCGTGTGGTCGGACCGGATCGCCTTGGCGGCGAGCGGGACCACGACCCTCGATCTGGCGGGCGGACTCACCGATGCCTTCGGCCACACGTTGACCTTCACGGTCATCAAGCTCCTGATCGTCCGGAACCGGAACATCGTGGCCGGCGACAACCTGAAGGTGGGGCCTGCGGCCTCCAACGGTTGGGTGGGCTTCTGGCTCGACGCCACGGACCGCAACCTCGTGAAGGCCGGGATCGCCGGTCACCCTGGGCTCCTGATCCTCTACGAGCCGGCGGGAATCGCGGTCACGGGTGGGACGGGGGACAACCTCATCATCACCGAGCTCGGAGCTGCGAACACGCTCAACTACGACATCCTGATCGCGGGCGAAGGGACTTACACGTAGGATGTCGTCCTCGGAGCTCCTCTACAGCTTCCCGTTCTCGACGCCGGACTACATCCAGCGGGCGAGAACGCAGGTGCTTCGGATGCCGGCGTACTACCAGGGTCAACTGGTAGCGCCGAGCGCCGGGACCTTCACGCTGTTGGATGCCTCCGGTGTGGCGATCGTGAGCGCGGCTGCCGTGACGATCACTGGCTCGGTCGCGACCTACTCCCTGCTCAACACGGCCATTCCGTCTACCATCCCGTTGGGCGATGGCTGGGTCGAGTTCTGGGCTCTCACGATGCCCGATGGCACGGTGCGGACTGCGCGACGCACCGCTGCCATCGCTCTCTACGAGCTCTTCCCGACCGTGAGCCTGGCCGATGCGCGGGCGCTCCAGTCGAATGTCGACCAGCTACTCCTGAACGCGCAAGACCCCACGGGCCAGGACAAGCTCGCGTTCATCTGGGGGATGGTGAACCGCAAGATCGGGCAGGGCGGGAAGAAGCCCTACCTGATCCTGAACCCGGAAGCCTTGGTCGAGATCGTCTTGAACGGCTGGCTCTGGCTCATCAACCGGGACAACCGATCGAGCGTCGGCGATGGGACCTACAAGGAGCTCGCCCTCGAGTACAAAGAAGCCTTCGACACCGCCCTCAAAGAGACCCAGATCCTCTATGACGTCGAGGAGGACGGGAGGCCGGAAGCGGACCAGTCGACCGAGACCGTCCAGCCTCCAGTGTTCCTGTCGGCCATGAAGCCCGGCCGGTGGTTCTGATGAGCTTCGTGGACTTGCACGACCGGATCGAGCACGCGCTGGAGCAGGTGAAGACCCTCGAGCCCAGTGGCCTCCCGATCGATCCGGACGCGGCTCCGGGCCTCATCCTCGATGGGTCCTACTCCTGGAAGCTCGAGATGGGTCCGCAGTCCGGGGCCGAGGAGCGTCAGCGGGACCGGACCCGGATCCGGGCCACGCTCGCCATCAACTGGGCCCGGAAGGTCAACCCGAACTTCCCGCTCAAGACCCAGCGCGACATGGCCGCCGACAGTGACGCCATCCACAGGGTTTTCATGGAACCGAACTCCGACTGGTGCCGCATGTTCGCGACCTGGTTCGTGAGCGGTCCCGGTTGGCGCGTCCCGGCCCCCCGTGAGTGGTTCTTCGGTCAGCACATCTACGCCCTCGACTTCTACTTGGAGCACTGACCGATGACGCTCTCCGCTGTCGCCAAGACGAAGAGGGATGGCCTCATCACCCTCACGGACGGAACTGCCAT